AAGTGCATGACAGGCTCGGTCTTGACGGCCTCTCGCACCTCTTCAGCGCTGATGGCCTGCATCTGAGCGAGCGTCGCCAGCGTGCCAGCCCGAGACTGAGCCGTCATCGCGGCGGCGTTCTCGTCTTCTTTGCTAAGCGGGTTGAAGTCGAAGGAGAGGTCCGCATCGATGGTGCCGAACTCGACGAGCTCGATCGCCTTCAGGCATGTCATGATCGCGTCGCGCCGGAGTTCCTGCTTCGATTTGATGTAGTCGTAGTAGTTGCGGATATCCGACTCGCCGGTCGCGTTGAAGCCGCTCGGGCTGATGCCCAAGAGCTTGACGGCCGGGGTCCGATTGAGCGCCGCGATCATCTCGAGCGACTGCCGGACAACGTCCGTGCATCCGGCGATGGACGTCTGGACGTTCATCACGGCCTCCGCGTCCTTGTCGCAGACGAAGACGGAGGAGTTGTCGCGATACCTTTGCAGGGCCTTCATGCGGATGTCGAAGAGCTGCAGGCCGTTCGGCGAGTTGAAGATGTCGTCCGTGCTCGTCTGAAAGACCAGAAGCGAGACCTTCCTGACGAGGTCCGCCGTGTACACCCTGCATTGGTTCCAGTGCATCACGTAGTCCCAGAGAATTTGCGCCTGCGGGATTCCAAGGAAGTTGTATGCGGGCCGGAGAAGCGTCGGCGGGGGGTTGTCGTAGAGCGGGATCATGCGCGAAGCATGGACGCGCTGGCCGAGCACCCAATACCACTTCGGCCTCATGTAATCGGCCTTAAGCGGATTGGAGGAGTTGTAGTCGCCGGGCGACACGCTGACCGGATCGACCACGACGAAGCGGAGCGTTCCGCCCTTCACCAGCTCGGCCGAGGCGTCATTGATGCGGAGAGGAAGTTCAGTCTTCTCTTCGCCGGTATCGATAAAGATGAAGGCGCCGCCCATGTACCCGGTGATTGTTGCGGCCTCGTGAAAGAGCCCACGGAGGTGATACTTTTTCTCCTGAAGCTTCTGAAGCTTCTGAAGCTCGTCCACCTTCTCGCCATCGTCGGAGCCGGTGATCTGGATCCACTCGCGCGTGATGTCGTCGGAGACGGTCTGCACGCAGGCGCGGATCATGCCATTTTGAGCGATCTGCTGTAGGGCGCCGTAGCCGATGAACGACGTCGTCGGATACTGTCCGAGCTCATAGCCGTGCTGCTGCAGGGACTTGTAAATCGTCGAGTACAGCCCGGTATCGGCAAGCTCAGCGTCCTGCGCCAGCCGGACCTCTTCGGTCGTGCCGAGCGTAACCGGGAGGGCGAAGCGCTCGCGGACCTTTTCTTCGGTCTCGAAGACCTTGGCAGCTGGCGGAGGGGCGTAGAGCTGAGCGCCGAGCTCTTCCATTAGGGCGGCGCGGCGGGCCTGATCGAGGATGCCGGAGCGCTTATCGGCCCGGGCCTCAGTCTTTGCCTTTTTCTTGGTCTTGGTCTTGGTCATTGCAAGTGCCTGCTTATTCAGTCGTCAAAGCCCCGGGTACTGGTCGCGCCGCGGGGCTTCATTTTGAGCCGCCTAGCGCTGAGCAAGGTAGGCGAGATTTGTCGGGTCGATGTGCAGTCCAGAGTGGCGATTCAGGTCATTCAATGCCTGGCTCATCGCGTCGATGGTGTCATCGTGAGCACCTGACGGAAATGCGAGGAGCTCAGGAATGAAGTCCTGCGCCACCCACGGATAGCGGTCCGGAGGCGGCAGGTAGACGTTCCGGGCCTCCCAGAGCGTCGTTACCGCGTTCGCTCGGGCTTCCTTGCTCTCTTTCGGAGTGATCGGGATGATGCCGGTCACTTTCCTTTTGAGCGCGCTGATGATCGCCGGGCCGTTCGCCTTGTCCTCGATGAGCTTTCGGGTGATCCGCGGGTACTTCCTCGCGGCCGCTACGAACTGCTCGAGCGACTTCACAAAGTCCCAGCGTCCCCGGAACTGGTCGACGAGGTAGAAAGCGCCGTCCTTTCGTCCCCACACCTGCCCGACCACGAAGTCGGATGTCGCGGACTCTTTAAAAGTCATATCCCACGAGATAACGGCCGCGTCGAAGCGCTCCGGGAGCTTGTCCCAGTGCTGAATCCAGTCGGACTTGAAGAGCCCACCGCCGCGCGGCATCGGTCTCTGCTGAAGCTGGCCGGCCGTCGCGAAAGAGCCCATCGTTCGCTCCATCTCGGAGACTTGCGCTTCGGAGAAGCGCTCCGGGAAGAGTAGCTCTCCGTCCTCAGTGCGCGGGTCCGTGAAGCCGATGCATGTCGCGCACCGGCGCTCCGGCTCGAAGCGCATTGGGAGCATCAGGTGCTCATAGCCCAGCTGGCGGCTCAGGATGATCCCGGCCGTATCGCGCTCGTGCAACCTTTGCATGATGACGATGATCGCCGAGTCCTGGTTGTTCACACGGGACGGAACGGCCTCTAGGAAGGTCTGCTCCGCAGCGGAGAGCGCGGCTTCTGAAAAGGCGTCGTCTACGCTCAGCGGGTCGTCGATGATGATGCGGTCGCCTCGAGAGCCAGTGAGGCTTCGGAAAGCCATAGACTCACGAAAGCCAGTAGCCGTGTTTTCGAACTTCTTCTTTGCGTTCTGGTCGCCGCACAGTTCGACGCTCCATCGCTCCTGATACCAATCGGAGGAGATCAAGCGTCGACACTTCAGGTTGTCTCGGATTGCGAGGTCTTCCTTATGCGCAGTTGTCAGATATCGCAGAGAAGGATTTCCGCCTGCGCCCCATTCCCAAGCAGGAAAGAAGACGCCAGTGAGCAGTGATTTCATCATGCCCGGCGGAACGTTCATCAGAAGGCGCTTGATCTGGCCGTTATGCACTGCCTCGAGATGCTCGCACATTGCATCGAGCGCCCACCCCCACTTGATCGGTGTAGCAGGCTCGAGCACGTGCCATGCCATCTTGCAGAACTCGGACAGGCTGCGCCGCGCAATCTCCTGATCAAGTTCGATCAGTGTCGGGAGTCTCGTCATACAGCAACTCTCTTGCGGCCTTGAGCTTTTCCATGTCGATCGTGGAAAGATCAGGCGTGTCGCTCTGAATCTTCACGGTCTTGCGATCGCCGTAGCGCGAATCATCACGCCACGAAATCTGGCGAGCCTTCTCCTGCATCAGCACCTTGAAGGCTTCAACAGTTCCCTTCGGAAAGTCATCGCCGTTCAGCAATCGCGTCTGCAGTTCATTGTTCAAATTTGCTTGAAGCTCAAGCAATTCATCGTTGAACTTCTCGGCGCTTGCTTCGCGCGCGCGCGCGGAGTGAGTGCAAAACTCTGGATTGGTGTCTTTCCATCTGCGAAGAGTTACCGCATCCGGCATGCCAGGCATCTTGCAAATCTGACGCTCTGACTTGCCTTCACGAATCAAATCACAGATTCTCTCCGCAAGCTCCGGCGTATAGGTTGATGGTCTTCCGCCCTTGGAGGCGTTCGGTTTTGATGCCATAGCACCTCCTTTTCTTTTGTGGAACTTCAGGCATCGTCCTACCCCAAAAAGAAAAGGGCCTCTCCGGAGAGAAGCCCTTGTGCTCAGGACCCGGAACCAGTGAAGCAAAGTGAAAAGCTGGTTCGGTCCTGGTTTGATTTTAGGCAATCGACAGCTGAAGCCTATGGCCGAGTGACCGAAGAGTGGCCTCAATACGGTCGATCTTCGTAGGATGGCGAACGTCGAGAATCCGCGTCACTTCAGGAAGCTTCAGTTCGGCCTTCTTAGCGAGTTCGACGCGAGAAACACCATCGCGCGCCATCGCATTTGAAAGCAGAATTTTTGCAACCTGATTTGCGCTCAGATGAACAACATATTCACCGGGAAGCGCAGGTGACGCCTCCGGAATAAGTTCTCCATCTTTAATACGGAACTCGACACAATCCTCGACGGCATAACGGGCCCAATTTTCAAGAGGCTCGCCATCCACGGAATATGACAGAAGTTCGGGCAGATCCCGGCAACGAACAATCTCAGTGCCGTCCTTAAGCTTTTCAAAGCGGCATGGAAAATCGAAATTTGACATTTGTCAGACATACGATCATGTAGCAAGCCCCGCCGGCTAAGGCGGGGGTGTGTTTTATTTCTTAGAGACTTCCTTCAGGCCAAGATCGCGAATGATGTCCTTGCGGATACTTTCATTCATCTCTGCGCCGGGGTGTCGAGGCATGGTTTGCGTTTTTGGGTTCCCCGGGACTCTCAGGCGAAGGTGTCTGGTTCCGTGGGTGACCTCAACGCCTCTCGACTTAAGCCACCGAAGAAATTCACTTTGCTTCATGATCTCCTCTATTGGTTGAACACGTGAATATTCTACCATGAGGTTAGCATTTTTGCAAATGTTATGTATTTCGACGCTACTTATTCCGGCATCAAAAAAGCCCGGTCATCTCTGACTGGGCTTACGTTTCTTTCGGGTGCAAAAAGGCTGCCCCGTGGCAAAACTCTCGAAATCGCAATGGAAGTCGGCTAAAAATTGTATGTTCAGTATATATACCTCAACCATCGTTGTCAAAGTACGTTTTGATGATTCTCTGGAACTTCTGACACACGCCATCAAATGCACGCAAGAAACCGCGATACGTCACGCGGAGTTCCCTAGCGCACAAACCGACGTGCCTCCCTTCTCCATAGACCATTTGAAGCACGCGCTTTTCCTGTGGAGTTAGCCAGGGTCCCCTATAGGCAGCAGATAGCTTTTCCGCATCAGCCATATCAGCACTCGAGATTGGAGGTTCGTTCCGGTACTCCTCAATAGCTGGAGGGCCATACTTCAGGCGGAGTTCGTTTAATACCTGAGCTGTCGGCGAAGGTAATGATTTCCTGCGAGCTCGAATGCACCGACTCCAGTTTTGCAAGCGTTTGGAGAATATCGGATCGATCATGAAAGCTCCTCGATGTAGACGGTGACGGATGGGAACTCTGCGTACGTTTTGGCAGCAGAGACCTCAACGACTTGAGCGTCATCCTTCCACGCGATGCCGTTGAGTCCATCGCAGATGATTTTGATGATGTTGTCCATATCCGGCTTCTTGGCAGGTCGTTCGCAGCCCTGCAGGCATGCTGCGCGGCGTTTCTGCGAGTACGAAGCAGGCACAGGGAAAGCAGCGAGGATAGAAATCTTGACTGCCCCGCGCATGATGTCTCGGTTGCACATCGCGTACTTGCCAAGAACGGCTACACGGGCCTCGTAGCGACGGGTTTCATCGGGCGTATAGGCGTGGCCGGTGCGAGAGAAGCGCGGACGTGCCTTGCCCTGAGGCGTACCGGGAATGTTGAGCTTAACCACGGACTTTCTTCTCCTCTCGAGTGCGTTCTTCATACTTCGTAAAGCCGGCTGGGCTCCATGCTTTGATCTGATCGAGTTTGAACGTCAGCCCATAGAGGTCAGCGAAGATCGTAAAACCGCGTCGTTCGCCGTAGAAGCGATCCCAGGCTCCTTCTTTTAGGACGAAGAAGAGCGCGGCACCTTCAGGCGGATAGGTGGAGATGTCGTCGATGTCCACCTCAGTGAAAGTGAAAGGCGGGCGCTTCGGCGTGTGTTCCTTGGAAGGCGGATCGATGGACATGAGACGGGTGACTTTCTTGAGCGTCATTTCGTTTTGGCCTTTGATTGAAGTTCTTTGCGCCATTGGTCGAAAGCGGCGCGGAGGATTCGGACGGTTTCAAAGCGGCGTGCTATGCGGTCGGCATCGGGCTCGGGCTCGAAGTGCTCGCAGTAGTCCACGGACTCGACGGAGCGAAATCGCTTGTATCCGCTGATCTCCCCGGGGAGAGAGCAGTAGACGAGGCCTCTGGCGAGCATCCCCCACTGGCCTCTGTGGAGGCGAAGCGGATCGCCTTTCGGCAGCGGCTCGAGCGGTGCGCAGTTGCGGCAGCGAAGACACTCACTCATGTCGCTCCCTCATGATGAAGGTCGTCCGGCTGATCCACCGTGAGAAGGCGTGGATGAAGCGTTTGTGGATTCCGGTAGAGGGTTCCATCAGAACACCTCCTCGGGCTTCAGGTTTTTGAGGGCAGAGCGCTTGCGGAAGTCCGACCAGGTGCATTTGATGGGGTAAAGGACCTGATTGAAGCGCGAGGCGATGCGCTCAGCACCAGCGGCATCGAAGTCGGCCTGTGCTAGGTTGGTTGTGACGATGGTCGGCAGGCGGTTTGCAGTGCGCAGATCGATGATCTGCTGAAGGCGATCTTTGCGGGCGTCGGTCCATGCGCTCGTTCCCACCTCGTCGATGACGAGGCAGGAGGTCGAGGTGAGCCACTGGCGGATTTTCCAGAGCGGCTGATCGAGCTTCGCAGCGTAGGCTGGCGTGTAAAGGTCGAAGTATTCCGACGCCGGGATGAAGAATCCGGGCGCCTTGCGCGCCGCGAGGTCAGTGAGGATGGCCTTAGCGAGGTGCGTTTTGCCGGTTCCTGTGAACCCAAGGAAAAGGATTCCGGCCTCGGGGTGAGACTCATCAAGGAGGCGCGTCATGAGGCGTTCGGAGAAGCGCTTCGAGATGGCGAGGGCCTTAGCCTGATCCTTCTCTGCCGCGTCGAGCTGAAAGTTCGAGAAGGTCTCTGCAGACGGTTGACGAAGCCATGAGAGACAGCGGGCCAGAGAGGCGTGAATGTCGCTGAAGCGTACACGGAGTTCATCTGCCTTTAGATCGCGCTCGGACTTTTTGGGAAGTGCTCGCGGAGGCGGGTTTGCGACTCGCACGGCCTCGATCTTCGTGAAGATCGGCTGCAGTGCTTGCTTTGAAAATGCTTTTTGAAGTTCTGGCATAGGGTTTTACCAGTCGTAATCGGCAGCGGTTCGTTGGTGGAGAGGCTTCGGCTTGGGTGTTTGGTTGGGGTGGTATCGGAGCTCGTTGGAGCACCACGTTCGGAAACCTGCAGGCCAGACCACTAGGCTTCGATCGTGTGCGATTGCGTGATTGACGAAAGCGGAGAAGACCTGCTGAGGGTTCCCAATGCCGACCTTCTCAGCGATGGCCTTGTACTCATCGGGGATAGAGGCATCGGCGTCGAACGGGCATGGAGTGGCGGGCTTGCGTCGAGGAGCGGCCTTGCGCTTTTGGGGAGCAGGCGCAGGTGCTTCGATGGTGATCTCGACATTGGGTTCTGAACCCATCGAGCGAGCTTCATCGAAGAGGACATCGTCGAAAGGAACGTCCGGAAGGTCGGCGGGAAGCGTCTGCGAAGCGGACGCGCACATAACTTCCTTGTTCTGTTCCCTGTTAATTCCCTGTTCTATTTCCCTGTTAGGGGTCACCTGCTGACCCTCCCCCCTACCACCATTTGACCCTCCCCGGGTCATTTGCTGACCCTCCCCCGGGTCACCTGCTGACCCTCCCACATCAATTGCACCTCCTTCATTTACTGAGGGAGGTTCAACCTGTGAAGAACGATCACCGATTGCCGGAGCTTCAGCTGAGATGCGGTCAAGGTTCAGCGTGTAGAGGGTGCGATAGATCGCGCCATTCTTGAGTTCTGGCTGAGCCGTGATGAACCCTAGTTTTTTGAGTAGCCGCATTGCAGTCCGAACGGTGTTCACCGAACCGACTTCCATTTCCGCCTGCAAAGTCTTTATGCCGGGGCAACAAAGCCCCGTTTCGGCGTTGTGATGAAAGGCAAGCCAAAACAGCAATGCTTTGGCGTTACTGTTGCCAACGCGTTGCTTCGCTACCCAATTAATGGCGGCGATGCTCATCAATACCTCACTGAAGGATCGGATTGAGGTCGCCGGGTTTCACGCGGAAAATCTTGGCAATCTGTATTGCGCGCGTGACCGGGATGTGTTGTTTCTTCTTCCACAGCGAGACTGCTTGAGGTGAGACGCCTAAATGCCGAGCGAGGGCACTAGCGGTGCCTCCGGCACAAGAGATCGCGAGATCAACACCTACTGAAGCAGTCTTTGGTTGGTCAGCTTTTGACTTATTCATGAGAACTCACCGAGTGATTGTTCAATTCGCACTTGAATGTTAAACAAGTATAGCTTTAAATTCAAGTTTGGGTACATTCAAGCAAAGATTGAAATAATCACCGCTATGGAGGTCTCTATGAACACTTTTGCAGAGCGATTAAGAGCCGCACGCGAGCGATGCGGAATCTCAATTAAGCAACTGGCACGGGATGCGGGCGTTTCTCCTCAAGCGGTCTACAACTGGGAATCAGGCGCTATTCCTAAGCCTGATCGCCTTGAGAAGATCGCTGAACAGTTGGGCGTGCCCCTTCAGTGGCTCATGTTCGGCGAGGGAGAGATTCGTGCCGTAGAGAGCGAATTAGGAACAATCTTGGTTCCGCTTTTGGATGTTGCCCACTCTGCTGGTCCCGGCGGCAATGCGGCTTGGTCAGATGGTGACATTGTGATGCGCCTGCTAGAGCTCAATCCGGCGTGGGTACTGTCAAATCTCACGTGCATGACCGCAAAAGGGAACCTTGCAATGGTGCATGTCAACGGTGACTCAATGGAACCAACGCTACATCATTCAGACGTAATCCTCGTTGACCGCGGCTATACACGTATCAGCCGAGATGGTGTCTACGTGGCAGAGCTTGATGATTCTTTCTTCGTGAAGCGCTTTCAGCGCGTCCCCGGTGGGAAGATCATGATGATCAGCGATAACAAGTTCTATCGCGAGATGGAGTTCGATCCCAACGATCCCGCCATTGGCTTCAAAGTCTGCGGGTTAGCCCTCTGGGTGTGGCAGGGCAATCGCCTCTTTTGATCTAAGTTAAGTCGAACCGTTCAAGTGTCAGGCTCAGCGATTCAAGTTGAGCTTGACATTTTTTTGTCGATGCTTTAAAGTTTGCCTTGTCGAGATTAAAGTGATGCTTTAATTTTACATCCTCCTCAAAGGGCCGAAAGCCCGGCGGGCACCGGATGATGATTAGTCAGACGGGCGAAGGGAAAGCCTTCAAGGCGCGGAGCTAGTACCTCACGCCGAGCGAGTAAGAGCGCACATAGGCAGACCTGAGCAGTGAATCTCTCTGTCCGGGAGTTGGTTCAGACCATCGGGCAGAGAGAAAGGCCAATTGAAGCGCTTTCTTTTGAGAGCGCTTCTGTGGGTCTTTCTTAGGAGGATTTATGAAGGTAGAAATTGAAGACGGCCGTCTGATCGTTACGCCGATCACGGAAGAAGATTCTCGGATCATCTATGCATTGGCGGCCGCCTATGCCGCATTCGATGCTGTTTGCTATCCGATCATGGGCGAAGCAGTTCGTTGCACCGATGACGCTTTCACAGACTTTTTCATAGGAGAAAGAGATGGAAATTGACGCCAAGCGATACTTCAAGCTTTCGCTTCCTGGAAGGAGCAAGACGGCCGAAAACGAATTGCGCTGGCTTCTGATTGCCGCGAGTGCGTATGCGCAGGCGATTAACGCTGCCTCGTTTCGCGAAGGCAAAAATGTTTTGGGAACAGGCGGCAGTTACATCGCTCCAATCACGCGGGAAGAGGTTGAAAACCAAAAGAAGGCGTTCGAGGAAGCCCTGAGCGCCTTCTTCGATGAGGTTGAAGCCTTACGGCAACTTACTTCTGTTCATCACGGCGAGCCGCAAACCGGCGGCATTTCTCATAGAGATCAGCCAGCAACTCGAGATCGTGATTCAGCGGGTTCATGACTTCATAGTCGCCCTCATCAAAGTAGTCGAGCTCCTCACCTGCTTTGGTTGTGGGGATGCGATCCAACTTGATCGCACCGGACATGAGCAGGCCAAAGAACAAAACTTCAGCCTTTGAGAGTTTTGGAAGGTTCTCCCCCGGATAAAAACCTTGAGGGTTCAGATCATCGAACATGGATTTCTCCTTCGGTGAGTTGATACGGAATGTCGAATGGGAGTCCGACGTTCATATCTTCGCACCGAAGGAGACCTCATATTCAAGCCTCTTCTCGGAGCGAGAGAGTGATTTAAGGCTTCTCCGGGAGGAGACTTGAATCTGAATGGAGAACACCATGATTCAACACGACAGCGATTGTGCAGTCCACAACGACCCCGCGCTTCCGCCGGGGCCGTGCGACTGCGGCGCTCAGGCTAAATATGAGCGCCGATGGCTTGCATACCTTTATCAGAGGGGTTGTACCCATCTCACACGCCGGAGAATCGCTTTTGGCACGTGGCTAGGCCGACGATTTTGCCAAGCGAGAACAGATGCCACCCGGGCACTGTGCCTGACCTGCTACCGCCTGCTGTTTGGTAAGCGCGCAGCGCGGAACGCCCTGCGGTGGTGGTGCCGAGCAAGAAAGGCTCAACGACGTGCAGGAATCCATCGTATGTGAATGTCACCACCCGGCGCTCCTCAATCGCTTGAGCAAGCACGTCATAAACACTCATGTTTTCTCCTCTGAGGTAGTTGAACAAAGTCGCACTGTGAGAGCCGCGACAAGTTCAGCTTACCCCAGAGGGAGATTCCAACTTCAGCCTGTTCGCAAGAGTGGTCTGAGGTTGACTTTTCGTATAATGGATTGAAGAGACACACGGGGACACGACGTGACACTTACTGACAATCAAAAACGCGCTCTAGTGAAAAGGATCGCCGACATCTATGAGAAAGTAGGTGTTGCAGGTCTGGCCTTAGGGCTTTTCCAGTACAACTTCCAAGGGGCGTTGATTGGACTGGGGTTCTTGGCGGTCAGCCTCTTACTCACATACCTTTTGGAGCGATGAACATGGACTTATGGACGCTAGTAGCCATCTTTGGCGTAATCGGTGCGGCATTCGCCCTGTACCTACTTCGCGGTCTTCCCCCAAAGCATCGTCACTAACCGCTGACGCGAACAATCAGGCCCTCGTACCGAAAGGTGCGGGGGCTTTTTCATGCTCTCCTCTGAGAGCCCAGCTTCAAGCCGCTTCCTCGGCATTTATTCCAAGAATGCTGCGCCCCCATGCAAGGCACGTCTCCGGGAGACGGCTTGAACCTGACCTACCACTTTTCACGCCCTCAGCGTTTCGCGCGCTGGGGGCTTTTCTTTGAGCACGACATGAGCACCTACAAAACCCTCGTGGACTTCCGGCTGTTCAACCACGCCGACATGTGGGAGGCCTGCAAGGGGTTCCGAAGCGTGATCCATAAGGCGATCTACACGGCCGACGTGGAGCTTGCTGCTCTTCTTCGCGGACACCTCCAGCAGCTCCTCGACATTGACGAGGACATTGAAGACCGCGAGGGCTTCGCTTTCGCGGCGGGTGCTGCACTTGCTCACCAGATGAGGAGCCGCAAATGACCAAGTTCACGGAATTCCTGCTCGACGCGCTGACGGGCCGCCCGGCCAAGGGCTTTACCCCGGCTGAGCTCGCCAGAGAGCATCAAGCTCAGATGATCGGCGTCATCGGCGGGGTCATCTTCTTCGCGACGATGTGCCTCGTCATCTACGGCGGCTCCTTCCTCCTTCGCTACCTCGCAACCAACTGAGGTTCACTATGCAATACGAATTCATCCCCCGCATCCTTTCCGGCGCGGCTGAGCTCGAGATCGACTTCTACCGCGATCTCTACGAACTTGGGGTGTGGTGGGCGCTCCTCTCCGGCCATGACCGCGAGACCCGCGCACGCCGCGTCCTCGAGCGCTCCCTGTACAACGTCGAGGGGTTCCGCGAAGCGTTCGACCGCGAGGCCGCCAAGGGCGGGGAGTTCTTCGACGTAATCGACCGCATCCTGCACAAGGCCGACCGGGCCTGCAAGGAATGGTCTCAGTACGAGTACGAGGAGAACAAGCGCGACCGTGCTGAGGAGGCCGCATGATCGGCAGAGACGCAGCCTGGTTCACTCCTCCGGACGATCCGAACGAATGGCTCCGCGATCGGTCATATGACCTGTCCTCGGAGCTCTTCGGCGAAGGAAAGTCCGCCTGCACCCTCGACGACGCCATCAAGGCGCTTGAGGACGTGCCCGACGATCCGGACGATCCCCACATCTACGAGTGGGCCGAAACGCTCCGGGACATCACCAACGAAAACCTGAAAGACATGGAGGACGCCGCATGATCAGGCGCACCAAAAAGGAGCTCATTCAGATCTTCAAGAAGCTCCGCGAGTCTCACGCTTGGTCTCACAAGGAGGCCGGAGAGCTCTCAATCATCCGGGATCGCTACGAGGAGGGCAAGGAAGATGAAGTGCACAGCCTGATAGGTGAACTGGACGCCAAGCTAGGCGCAAAGCGTCTCGCACTCTTCGCGCTTTGGAGTGACCTCACCCGCTCAGAGAAGGAACCGCAATGACCATCCCCCAGCACCCGCACCGGCATCGCTCTCAGCTCAGCAAGCGCCAGCGCAGGGCATGCGCAGCGCGCAACGCCCGAGCGAGAGAGCGCAAGACCAAAGCAACGAAACACACCAAGGCGAGCTTCCTCCAGGGGCTCGCCTTTTTACTAGGGAGATTTTTCCGATGACAACCGACTCAGCAGACCGGGCCGAATGGCTCAAGCAGCCGGAAGCAGAAGCGCGCCGGGGCCGCCAGACGACCAAGAGCGGCCGAACAGCTGCGAACAACCGCACAGCCCGCCCCCAAACAGGCGGGCTTTTTCGACCTCATTCGCTACATCTTGGAAAGGTGGTTCAAATGACACCGAATGACCAGAAAGAAAAAGAGGTTTGGGAAGCCGAACAGGCCTCCGCAAACCTCCCTATGTCCGGGCAAGACGAAGACGACATCGAGCGCATGCGAAAAGAGTTCGATGAAGTCTTCGCGTTTTAACCACACGGAGAATCATACATGAGCTACGGAACGCTTGTTTTGGGCGAAAGTGGGTCAGGCAAGACTTGCTCCCTTCGCAATATCGATCCAACCAAAACGCTAATCATCCAACCGGTCAAAAAACCGCTTCCTTTCAGGTCAACTGGCTGGAAGTTTGTTCAGCTCGGAACTAAAAAAGTTGTCGAGAACAAGCGAGAGCGAGAAGAGCTCACACGCCTGAGTGGCGGCAACATCCTCTGCACGTCCAACGTCCCCTTCATCCTTCAGTCCATGAAGGAGACCTCAAAGGAGATCATCGTCATCGACGATTGGCAGTACTTCCTATCCTTCAGAATGATGGAGTTGCGGAACGTCGGAGGCTATGACAAGTGGAATCAGATCGGCGGCTGCGGGTTCGATCTCGCCAAGACCGCTTCAGAGCTCGACGATGCAAAACGCGTCTATCTCCTTGCGCACACGGTGGTCAAGGATGGCGTGACGCGCATCAAAACGATCGGGCAGATGCTGGACGAAAAGATCGTCATTGAAGGGATGTTCACAACCGTCCTTCGAACAGCGGTCGATCAGGGCAAGTACCTCTTTCGCACTCACAACTCAGGCTTCGACACCGTGAAATCTCCTCTTGGGATGTTCGAAGAAGACGAGATCGACAACGACCTTGCAGAGGTCGACAAGGCCATCTGCGAGTACTACGGAATTTCAACACCCGCCGAAGAATCGGCAAAGGAATCTAAATGATCATCGGAACTATCAAGGCCGACAAGGTATCTGCCATCAGGAGCGAAACCCCGGCCCGCATCTTTGAAACTGGGGCTTACAAAGGAAAGATCCTGCAGGCAGAGCAGTACGAAACGAAGAACGGAGCCGCGATGCTCCGGTTTTACTTCGAATCGAATGATGGAGCCACGGCGTGGCTCTCGCTTTGCATCGTCAAAAGCGACGGCGAAGAGGCTTTTGGTATGGGTATCTTCCAGTCCATGCTTTTTTGCTCCAAAACCGAGTCGGTCGAATGGGTCGAAGGCAAGGTACGCACCATGAAAGGCGAGATCGTGAAGGGCTATCGCGGAAAGGCGATCGAAGGAAAGCCAATCGGCCTCGTCCTTGAAGCAGAGCCCCGCGAATACCTCTATCTAGGGGAGGTAAAGATCGCCAACGACATGACGATCCGACGCGCATTCGATCCGGCCACCGGTCGAACCGCTAAGGAGATCGATTCGGGCGCGACTGAAGCCACGGCTATCCCCGCGCTTCTTAAGAAGCTGAAGGAGCATCCTAAGGCGGTGCGCAAGCTTGACGGAGGAACGCAGGCACAGACCTCCAGCGCAGCTTCTATGCCGCCTGATCCGCCAGTCGATGACGACATGCCCTTCTAACAACCATTCAGCCCCGGTCAACCACCGGGGCTTTTTTGCGAGCACTCAAAATGAAAATTTACGAAATCCCCGGCGCGCTGCGCGAACTTCTCGACCGCCTAGACGCCGATCCCGATACGGGTGAGGTCGATGGCGACGCGCTCGCCGCATACGCCGAATACCAGGGGCAGGCCGCCGAAAAGCTTGAGGGCACCGCTTGCTACTGCCGTGAGCTTAACGCCGAGGCCGAAGCCATCAAGGCCGAAGAAGAGCGCCTCGCAAAGCGCCGAAAGTCACTGGAGAACAAGTCCGAGCGCCTGAAGGCCTACATGATGCCCGCGCTCGAAGCCGTGGGCGGCAAGGTCAAGGGCGTCATGGCGTCCCTCCGCATCAGCCGGACGCAGGCCGTTTACGTCTTCGACCTCGACGCGCTTCCGGACGCCTTCAAGCGCGTCGTGACCAAGGTCGATCCGGACAAGGTTGCCCTCAAGAAGGCCCTCAAGGCCGGTGAGGACATCCCCGGCGCGGCCCTCGAAGACCGCCAGTCCGTAGTGATCTCTTAAGGGCCGAGATGAATTACGATAACTTGACCAATCGTATTATGTTGGCATCCTTCGCCATCGTCGCCGCCGCGGGTATCGTATCGACGCCGCGGGTATCGTATCGATCGTCTGCGACATCAAGCAGACCCAAGTAAACTCCTCAGCCCGCCGCGTGCGGGCTTCATCTTGATGCCGCCTGTCACTGACTGGTCGTGAAAACCGCCTCCATAGGGCGCGCTTAGGCAGGCGGCATCAAAATGACCGACCAATTTAACCGCGTTGGTAAAAAGGTCTCTTCACGCTTCAGATTCAAGCCCCTTTCAGGGTCGAGAGAGTGATTTAAGGCTTCTCCGGGAGACGGCTTGAACCTGAATTTTGATCTTGACATGAAAGGGAGTAATTAAATGAAAATTAGCGAAAGAAATAAGGATTGGTTTGTGGACTACATCCTTTCTCAGGGCTTTGCCCACAAACCGACCAGCAACCCTATAAAGTTAGCGAAGCGTTATGTAAAAACGCTCAAATACCTTAACAGAGTAACGAAAAAGACTATTTCGAAGAAAGCTCGGAAGTAACGACATCAATTAGGACTTTGATTATTCTTGCGCGCTCCTTCATTTTCTGAATAACGAATTCTTTAGGGGGATCGTTGAAGCAATTGACTTCAGAAAGCTTCAATGACCCTGATTCGAGCATGGCAAGAACGATCTTTTCAGCAAGTTCGCGAGTTTCCATAAAACACCTCATGGGTATGTTGTTCAAACGTCAACTGGGGAAGCTGACCATTGAATAATCTCCCCGTGAGGTGTTTTTTGCAAAATTGACAGCGCCTTGAGATTCGTGCACAATAACCCTGCCCCGTGAAAGCGACGGGGACGGGATTGGAACCCCGACTCTAAGGCGCACAATAAAGCCGCCGACCGTTGGAAGCGGCTTTTTATTTGATGTGCAGGATGGCGTAACCGGCAGTTACGTCATCGACAAGCCTCCTTTATGGGTGGGCTTGTAGGACCCTCTTCGAGGGGCCGTTTCCTTAGAGCGGCGTTCCAAACCTACAAGCCCGCCCGCCACGATTGGAACCGTGCGAGCGGCATTCAACGCATCTAAGGAGACCTAAATGTCTGCACTCACTTTCTCTTTTGAGAATTCTTCCGTCCGCACCCTTGGCACGCCTGAAGCGCCTCTTTTTGTCGCAACCGACATCTGCAAGGCGCTCTCACACAGCAATCCGCGTAAGGCGATTGCCGATCTTGTCGACCCTGAAGACATCGTCAAGGCCGAGATCACCGACAGCATGGGCCGCACGCAAACCGTCAACTGCGTCACCGAGTCCGGCCTCTACGCACTGATCTTCGGCTCCAAGCTGGAGAGCGCAAAACGCTTCAAGCGCTGGGTGACATCCGAAGTCCTTCCCGCCATCCGCCGGAACGGACAATACAACGCCGCCTGCCCGGCAACGATCACGCCCGCCGAACAGCTCCAGATTCAGCAGGCTGTAGCACGCCGGGCGAAGACCTCCAGTGCGAACTATCAGACGATCTACCGTGCGATTAAGGTGCGGTTTCAGATTCCGCGCTATAACGAACTGCCGCGTTGTCAGTTCGCCGAATGCCTGAAGTTCATCGACGCCGTCGACCTGAAGGTGCCGGAAGCAAAGACGGCTGCCGCCCCGGTCTGTGAAAACCCGTTCACGCCGGAAGAACTCGCCGCCTCTCCCGAGAAGCCCCCGAAAGGGTATACCTACCAAGTGAGTGCCAAATTCTTGGCCGATCAGCGGACGTTCGTCTACTACTGGCGGTACCTCTTCCGCCGCGAATTGGAGTTGTTCGAAGAATTCCTGTATCGAACAGAATCGCCGCGAGCCGCCCGATTCCATGAAGCCGTGAACAACCTGGACCTCATAAGAACCGAGAATCAGCTCCGGCGGCTCGGCTTCCCGATGGACGAGTTACCGTGCTATCAGCATTACGTTAGGCGATTGGCTACGGCGCATTAACGTTAACAGGCATAAAAAAAGCGCCCCACCTACCGATCATGGAAGTGGGGCTTTTTCGTATTTTGTGAAACTAACCAAATTTTGAGGTGAACTATGAATGAGTTCAAATACCTGAATTACTGGCCGCGATAGTAATTGTGGCTCTCCTGCTCGTGCCGGCTACTAGTCGGTTTTTTTGTTTGGGGCTTGTAAGTCCCCGGAGTATAAGAAATGGATACATCTTTCTTCCCGATTCTCTCCGCCACGACCGCGAAGATTACCGCGACCGCGACGGAGTGGAAGGCATTACTCAGGCTTCTGCCGCCTGCGCCTGAAGCTCGGCCGCTTTTGAGAAAATCGGCGGATGGCGCGCGGTTTTTCGAGTATGCCCGGCTCACAAATGACTATATCGGCGCCCGGCTTCTCGTTGCGAGTTGCGCAGCTCATCGCGATATCGGCGGCACCTGCGCGTTCAATGTCGGACAGCGTGCCGCCCTGACGTTCGTTATCTCTGCGCATCCGAAGGAATTTACAACGCCACAAAAAAATATGGTGTCTCGCGTTCTCCTTAAGGCAAAAGAAATCTGTGGTCCGGTGAATGACCTGCTTTATGACCTCGCAATCAATGTGGACGAGGTGCGGGCTGACGATATTAGACTCGAAGCGTTGATGTCAGCGCAAAATCTCTCTTTCGATATAACCGAATTTTAGGGGCTGTCAAATGATTGACCTGAAGAAAACGAAAGTGGTGATCCGCGAGATGAAGGCCGATCACATCTTCTCAAAGAGCGAGGCTACACAGCTCTCTATCCTTGTCGATCGCGTCAAAGACGGCAGGGACGATTTGGCGATCATGCTCGCGCAGAGCCTCGCAACAGAAATCACTAAGAAGGGGCTTGCCGTGCAGAAGTTCGTCGGCTTTCTTAAAGGCGCGAAGGAGCAGGCATGAGTCGAGCACTGAGGCGACAACGCCAGAAGGCATTGCCGTTGGAGCTTGCGAAACGCTCAATTTTTGACTACGCGCCTCTGTTTCGGGTATGCTTCTCGTGTCGGTCGCAATGGCCGGCGCGGGATTGGCGTCCCGAATCGATAGGCGGTCAGCCGCCACAAGTCATGTAGCGGCTTTTTTGTTGGCTGATCGCATGAGTACCCGCAGCGGGTACCCATCCTAAGGGGGTAACTCACAGTTAACTCCCTTTGCGAGTCTCCGAATTATGACGGGACTTGCAGGCTCCTAACGGAGGCCAGAGCCTATCGACTGGTACGCCAACCTGCAAGTCCTGTCACCCAATTGGCGTTGGGGAACAGGTTCTACAACTTGTTCGATAGGAGACATCACATGTCTATCCCCGCAAGCTTTTCTTTTGAGAACGCTCAAATTCGCACGCTCGGCACGTCCGATGCACCTCTCTTCGTCGCAATCGATGTCGCAACGGTTTTAGGCTATTCGAATCCGAAGGCTGCACCCGCAAAGCACGTTGACCCTGAAGACCTCATCAAGCAGGAAATCACCGACAAGCTCAACCGCGTCCAGACGGTCAACTGCGTCAACGAGTCCGGCCTCTACGCTCTGATCTTCGGCTCCAAGCTCGAATCTGCCAAGCGCTTCAAGCGTTGGGTTACGTCCGAAGTTCTTCCCGCCATTCGCAAGAACGGCCATTATGAAGTGGCCACGGCATCGAACACGCTTTCCAGTGAAGAGCAATACGAGATTCGCAAGGCTGTGAAATCCCGCGCAAAGAATAGCTCGATTCACTACCAAACGATCTACAACGCCCTATACGACTACTTCAAGATCGCGAGCTACAAAGACCTGCGCCACGATCAGATGAAAGCTGCACTCGCACTCATCGAGACATGCACACTTAAGCCGCAGCTTTCGGCTCCGGCAATTCCCGAAGGGTCAATCGTGATCGACGAGGCTATGGCCGAGAAAATCGTTGTCTTTATCTATTACTGGCGATATCTCTTTCGAGACGATCTGAATCTCTTTTTAGCGCTCTTGCGCCGCGTGAAATCCCCTCTCGCAGCTCATTTTTGGGAAGCCGTTAATGATCTGGGACTTGGCTTTATGGAAGATGCTCTAGCCAAGCAGGGATACTCGGTGAAAGATCTCTCGTGCTACCAACACTGGGCTTCGCAACAGCCCAAGCGCTTAACCGCGTAATCACCTAATTTTCTTAATAGGCCTCGGCACTCACCTGCCGGGGCCTTTCTTTTTTCCGAGAACGACATGACGTTGAAAAAACTTCTCGGCCACAACGAACGTACTGGGTTCAGCGATACCGCAATCATCTTCTGCGCCTTTCTGACTGGCGCCGGTATCAGCGCTCTCGGTATCTCACTCTGCCTGCTCATGCAGTGGGCAGTTCTTAATGGTTACGTACTTTTTTAGGAGTTCAGCCAATGAACGTCAAAGTCATCACCACCGCGCTGCAACACTTAGTTGGCGGCGCCGCTTTGAATGTTGCTCTGGGCGCAAGACTCGAATTAGCGACCCAAGAAGCAATCGCAGCCCGCGGACGTGAGGCAATT